AGTTTCATCATTACAGAGAATGACAGTACCCTTGGCCAGTGACCAAAGTTCAAGCACCCAAGGTCTGTTGATGCCCAAACTCAAATATCGCTTTAGAGTGATGTTTGAAAACTTTGGTGTGAGCACACCAAGAACTGAACTGACCAAACAGGTCATAAGTTTTGCTCGTCCCAATTTGACATTTGAGGAAATTCCAATTCCCATCTACAATTCCACAATCAAACTGGCCGGCAAACACTCATGGGCACCTACCTCATGCGAAATTCGTGATGATGCAAGCGGCGCAGTCAGCAGATTAATCGGCGAGCAACTGCAAAAGCAAATGGACTTTTTGGAAATGAGTTCAGCTGCATCGGGCATTGACTACAAGTTCACCACCAAGGTTGAAATACTAGACGGTGGCAACGGAGCCAATGAACCAGTGGTGCTAGAGACATGGGAATTGTATGGTTGCTATCTCAGTGGTGCTGACTATGGCTCATTGAGCTACAGTGAAAATGCTCCTGTGTCAATTACCATGAGCATTGTGTACGACAACGCCAATCAAACACCTGAAGGCACTGGAGTTGGCACTGAAGTTGGCAGAACTCTCGGTGATGTAGTAACAGGCGCAGGCCAGGCTGCTTAAACATGGCATTTGGACAAGACTTCCTCAAAGGAGTCACCCAAGGCATAGACTTCAAGAGCTTCGGCAAGCAACTTGAAGGTGGTTTCATTGGCAACAGCGTTTTGCGTGATTACCAACACGCAAGTCGTACATTCACCACCAATGCCTACGAACTCAAACCCAGATACAAGTTTCTCTTTCATGTGAGTTTTACACTGAATGTGACAGAGATTCCCGGTTTAAGCTCTGCGTTCCCCCCTGAGGACAGAAGCATGCTGAGCCTCACAGTGAAGACCATTGATCTTCCCAAGTTCAGTATAGATGTAGAAACACTCAATCAATACAATCGCAAAAGAATCATACAGAAAAAAATCAATTACGATCCCATCAATGTGACATTTCATGACACCAGCAATGACTTGAATCGCAAATTGTGGTACTACTACATGAGTTATTACTACAAAGATCCCACACAAAGATACCTAACCCCCACCCCCACCAACGGCAGCAACGGCACCAGTTCATTGCGACAAGCCGGCTTTGGCTACAATGACCGCGACATTTACGACAGTCAACGCATTGGCAATGTCAACGACTGGGGCTACATTGGCGAAGCTTACAACGATGGCAACAGTGCAGGTACCACAGGCAAACCACCATTCTTTCGTGACATTAGAATCTACGGCATGGACCAGCGCAAGTTTGCAGAGTATGTGTTGATCAATCCACTGATCACTTCCTGGGGCGGCGATCAATACAGTTATGCTGAAGGCAACGGTACCATGCAAAATAACATGACCATTGCGTACGAAACTGTGAAATACTATTCAGGTGCCCTGAGTCGATCACAGTCAGGTGGTGATCCCAATGCACTAGGTTTTGCGACCGACGCACACTATGACAAAACTGTGAGTCCCATTGCTAGACCTGGAGCCAATGCCACTGTGTTTGGTCAGGGCGGATTGTTGGATGCCAGCGCTGGCATCCTTGGTGACTTACAAAGTGGATCAGTTCTGGGCTATATTGGTGCAGCACAAAAAGCCGCGAGACTCAACCGAACATTCAAAGGCAAAAATCTTGGCAGTATTGCTGCCAGTGAGGCCTTGGCCTTGGGTACTCAAACTCTCAAACAAGGCGTCACCTCAGGTGGTGTACGTCAAGTGGCCAACAAGGCCAATGGTTGGTTGTTTCCTACACCCAAAACTGCGCCACAGACTGCGCCGGTCACTGGTCGAGGTGTAGACAACGCTGGAGCCAAATCGCCGTATAAATCATGAGTACCGTAAACTATACCAACCCCAACAAAGATCTCACGGTGAGATTGTTTGATCAATTCTACAGTTATGAAGTAGATGTGCCGGCCAACGAATATGACGTGGTTTTCAGTTACTTTTCTAGTGTGATGACCACTCGACAAGCCGCAGGCAATTTTACCATGAGCCTGTTTAGAGTGGCACAAGACACAGGTATTTCTCCTCTTACACTGTTGAAAGAGTTTCAAGGACTCAACGGTGTGAATCTCAGTGCCAGTCTGGCTTATTATCTCAACAGTATTCGCAGCCGAGCCACGCTGCTGGGCGTGGGTGCTGTAGTCACCCCCAATTTCTATCAAGCCAGAAATGTATTGAAATGAGTGGCTGGGCACAAGGCAATTACGTCATACTCAATCGTGAAAAGTACGCGGGCAACGGCACACCACGCTACAGATCAGGTTGGGAACTGAGTTTCATGAAGTTCTGCGACACCAATGATCATGTGTTGCAATGGGCCAGCGAAAGCATTGCTATTCCTTATCGCCATCCCATAACAGGCAAGATGACACAGTATATCCCAGATTTTTTGATCACTTATCGCAACAGAGACAACACTGTGCGAGCCGAGTTGATTGAAATCAAACCCAAAAGTCAAAGCGTGATTGAATCAAAAATGAACAGTAGAGACCGGGCTGTGGTAGCCATCAACTATGCCAAATGGGACGCAGCCACCAAATGGGCCAGAAAAAACGGTCTGACTTTTAGAGTGATAACAGAATCGGATATGTTTCACAACGGTCGTGCTTGACCACTAAATAGGGCATGACTCGCAAACTCGAAGAACTTTTTGAATTACCCCCATCTGAAGATGCACCTGCCACTGATGCTGGCACACCCCCTGCGGAAGACTTGCGTAGTCAACTGAAAACCCTAGACGAAAACATAGACAAAATTGATCAAGCCTTGCCGGGAGTGCGTGGCCTAGAAGCCAACGACGAAGAAATGGACGGCTTGGCTGACTTGGCCAAAAGCAGTTATAATGATTTGATGGACCTGGGCATGCAAGTGGATAGTAGATTTGCCAGTGAAATCTTCAGTGTGGCCAGCAACATGTTGGGACATGCTATCACAGCAAAAACCGCCAAAATGGACAAGAAATTGAAAATGATTGATCTACAGTTGAAGAAGATGCGACTGGATCAACAGCAAAGTGTAATTGATGCCAAAGCCGCAGATGCCGGCACCGGCGAATCTATGCAAACAGCACAAGGCATGGTGTTGAGTCGTAATGATTTGTTAGAGCGTTTGCTCAGCAAAGATCAAAAAGATAAAAAAGAATAAATATGTTACAGGAACCTGATATGAAAAATTTTGCCCATTACCTCGCCGAAAGCGAACGTACCTACAACTATCGTATCAAAATGCTGGGCAAACCGCCTGGTGATTTGGTATCGCAGTTGAAGAAAAAACTGGATCAATTTGATCCTGTAAAGATGAGTGATCCTAAAACCACTCCTATACAGATCATTCCCACTGACTTCCCCAACAACAAAAATGATTCAGTAACAATGTTCGATGTCAGCTTCAAGTATCCAGCCATTGAGCCACAGATCAAACAATTGGCACAGTTGTTGGGCATGGACCCCAATCACATCATCATGCAGACCACACCACATGTGGATGGACTTGTGCAAGAGTACGAACAAATTGATGCTGAAAACAAAGACTTGTTGGGCGACACAGACTATCCTGCACCTGATGCTGAACAACGTGCATTGAAGAAAGACTATGCCACTGGTCCTTATGACCATGCTGTGTTGAAAAATGCATACCGCAGTGACTTTACTATTGCTGGTGGTAAAACACCCGCAGCCAAAACCACAAATGATATTCCAACGGGCAACAAGAGCCCAATGAGCAAGATCAATCGTCCACCCAAGCCAGCCACTGGCGCCAACCCAAGAGGATAATACAATGAGTTTCTTTTACGATTTAAACAAAAAACTAGACAGCATCCGTGCTACCCCTGAAGTCACACACCAGCAGTTGAATGAGCGTGACATGAGCCGTGCTGCCAAAGGCTATGAAAAGTACGGCAAACAAGGCATGGAAGCATTGGCCAAGGCGGGCCGCGACGGCAAAGCTCTTGATCCCATTAGGAAAAAATACGACAAGTACGACAACAAAAAAGTGTCTGAAGAGTCTGGCGAGTGGAGCAAGATTCCCATTGGAGTCATTGACGGACCTGGCGGTTACGACGGAGCACAGCAACGTATCAAAGATTACGAGTCTGGTAACATCAACCGAGATGGTAAAAAACTTCCTCCAGTGGTTGACAAATCTCGTCCAGCCGACAAACAACTTCCTCC